ATTGAAGATGATGTACCATTTTAGGAGTTAACATGAATAGCGCAATTAGTAGCTTACTAGCAGAAAAAGGTGAATTAGTTATGGAGCAGTTTAATGTTGATGAAGAAAGACAATTAATTGCTTTTGAGGCTAAAGACTTGCATGATGTTATTAATTGCGTTATCGAGCTTTGTGCTGACCATTGTGCAGACGATGAGAGCAGACGAGCAATTTTAAAAATGTGCATTTAATTACACATTTATGTATATAAGGGGAAATTCATGTCAGAGCATTGGTATTGCGCCGAAACAGGCCAAGCACGCTATACAACCATTGGCAAAAACGGTAAAGAAAGAAGCACAACACTCAGGGATGCCAAAGCCCAGCCTGGTACACTTGTCCCAAGCGTTACAACAATTATTAGCCAATTATCAAAGCCAGGTCTTGATACATGGAAGCAGAGCCAGGCATTACTCGCAGCAGCAGACAATCCTAGAGGATTACAAGAGTCTGAAAAAGAATATGTTGATAGAATTTTATACTTAGCAAAAGCTAAGTCCAGAGAAGCAGCAGATAGAGGTAGTCTTATACATGACTTTTTAGAGTCTTTTTACAGTCAAGAGTATTTACCCGAAATGCCTGCGTATGTACGCATAGTAGATGAAGCAATTACAGCGCATTTTGGCGCGCAGTTGTGGATTGCAGAGCAAAGCCTTGTAAACCAAGAGGGCTATGGTGGCAAATGCGACTTATATTGCAAATCGCGCCATGACTTTAGCGGTGTAGTTATTGACTTTAAAACCACCGAAAAGACGCCTGGTGACATTAAGCCGTACGATGAACACATTATGCAGCTTGCAGCCTACAGAGAGGTCCTAGCCCCTACCGCACGCTGTGCCAATGTATATATTAATGGCACTACAGGTGAAGTGTCAATTTGCGAGCATGACGAGCAAGATGTCAGAAATAGCTATGAGATGTTTTTGCATTTGTTAAGCGTCTATAAATTAAAAACTGGTTTAAACTAGCTTCGAGGCGGCAGATTGGCTATCCCCTTGCCAAACCAAACACATCACGGAGTGTTCTGTCGCCTCACCTTATTTAGGGTCTGTGCTTTTTCTGCCAGTTAAAGATTTTTAAATCGCCCACTTTTATTTTGGGCGTTAAGCCGTCAATGTAGGATGCAGTAAGTTAGGGTTTTTGCGGCTTTCCACCTAGCGGGTAGCAACTGCCAAATACAGCCCATATATATTTTGTATATACATTAATACATACATGTATAAAAAACCACAAAAAATGTGCATGAAATTTCAATAAAAAATCATGCAAAAAAAATTAAACTATTTTTCATTTTCTTGACCTAGGTCAAGTTTTTACCTCAAAAGTTGAGTTAAATTACTTCTAACGCAGCAATTTCGCTGCTTAACAAGGGGAAACAAATGAAAAAATTAAATTACAAAGCAGTATGTTTTTCATGCAAACAAGGTGAGCAAGACAATATTCCTGCTCAATGGTATGTAACTGGGCATGATGGCAACAAGCCTTTTAAGGGTTATGTTTGTGATGACCATTACGAAATGCTTGCAACAGAAGATATGATTAAATCAGAGCAAAACATTGATTTAGATTCTATTGTTTCTTATCACACAGGCTTTAAAACTTTTGATGCAATGATTAAAAGTGCAAATTATTGCTACACACCAACACTTAGAATTGATGTAGTACCTGAACTTAAAATTGTTCGTCAAGCGTTTAATGACAAAATGGCAGAATTAGGTTTAGAAAACAGAGCATAAATTAACCAGCCCATTAGGGGCTATTTTTAAGGGGAATGACATGGACTTACAAATGACTTCAGTATATGTTGGCGACACATTGCTAGATGTTGACTTTTACATGATTGAGCCAGAAGCTGACATTGGCTACACAGGCGATGTAGAAATTGAAGATGTGCGTATTGCTAATACAGACATTAGCGTATTAGAGATGATTATCCAGCTTGACTGGGACAAATTTCAAAAACTCGTAGAGGAAAATGTATGAATATCAAATTAACAATAGAGCAGCAAAAGCGTTTAAAAGCAGCGTCAAGCGGTGTGTATGGCGATTTTCGGGACAAAATGACAGATGAGCATGTTGACGCTACAACAAAAAGAATTGATGAAGTTTTGTTTGATTTGCACAATGAGTCGCCTGAAGCATTTACTACTTTTGCTTATAAGAATCAACAAGGTAGAGTCATGTTTAGCAAGTTATCCCAATATTAATGGATATTAGGCGCGTATTTGAGGGTGAATCCCCATGCGACAAATGCAGTCAGCAAGAGGATTGTAAGGATTTTGAATTAGCCTGCAGGGCATTTAGCTTTTATGTGCTGCATGGCGTTTTTCATGACCATACCCCTAGGCACCCCACGCATGGGCTATTTAACAAAATATTTAAGGAAGATGACAAGGCCCTTAAAAATTACTTAAAATCAGTAAAAGCCAAAGAAGAAATGGGAATCCATGACCTGTTTGAAGAATGACATGTTTAAGCTAAATGGTCAAATTGACAGCATTATAAAAATTAGCGGCACTAGCTTAGACGCTAAAAGACGCATTGTTGCCAATTTCAATCCATTGTTTTATGCGTTTGGCTATAAATTGCAGCAAAAGCCTTGGCTAACCTATGAGGAAATGTATGTTTAAGTTATTCATAGCTGCATTTTGGTTTATAGCAATTATGTTTTTAATGTGGTCGCATAGCGCGCCTTCTACAGAAGTTTTTGCGTGTACTGACCTTCCTAATAATGCACCAGCAGATGTGAGGAATTTATGCAAATCCAAGTTGAGATTGTAAAAGAACACGAAGATGGGTCAGCAGACGCAATGGTGCATTTTGATAAAGATGGCCTAGCTATTTTGGTGCAATACGGCATTTTAGAAATGCTTAAACAGGCTATTAACAACTATAAAACCACAATAGATACACCTGTTAAAAAAAGGAGTAAAAAATGACTGTATTCATAACAGCAATGGCGTTAAGCGGAATGATAGCTTGGTCAATAATGATTGTAATTGTGGTTTTAATTCACATGGAAAGTAAATAATGGATAACGATTACATTTATACGCCTGTAGGTACAGACATAACGGTACGATGGAAATTAGCTGGTTGGGTACCACCCTCTGAATTGCCAGAATATTTAACTAAATGGAAGTATTACCAAGAATTGCCATTACGCAAGCTAGACGACAATGCTAAAAAAGAATACGAAATGGTAATGAGAAAAGCTAAAGTAATGCGTATTCGTTAGCCATTCTTTGTCATATCTAAGGCTTCTTGTTTTTCTCTGTCTACTCTAGCAAGCCAGCCTTTGCCAAAGATAGGAAAAGTCTTTAATGAACGGTAGTATTCCCTTCTAGTTTCAGAGAATTTTGCGATAAGATTTGCACTATTACTGGCGGAAATAAGTTCTCTTGTTCTTGGGCCGATAACTCCGTCAGGTACGCAGCCAATAGACTGCTGAAGCAATTTAACGCTTCTTCCTGGCCCTGCGTTAACACCCATTGAAAAAACAACAAAATCGAGTCCTCTAGGTAATACTTCACAATAACAAGGTCTCCAGTATTTAAGTTCGTACATAGGGGCTACATCGTCTTTGGTGAGCTTTTTAAGGCTTTGTACAGCGTGACCTATATACTCTTCCCAAACACGCTTGGTGACCCCTAGATTTGTTTCTCCACCAGGGTCTGCTGGATTGTTTACCCAACCACCTTCAGACTTTAATACTAAATCTAAACATTCTTGAAAATTACTTGCCATTCTTCATATCCATAATTTTTTCTAAGGTGCGACCGCCGAAATAAAACGACATAATTAACATCCCCCATTGCCCTAACAACTGGACATATTCGCTTGTAACCTGGATTTTAGCGGCAGAAAGTCCTGCAAAGATAAAGTACCCTGCTAGGATAGCTATAAGCGTCATAGGGCGTATATTTTTAGATAGCCATGAGTCACTAGCCATGTCGGCTTGCTGTCTTTTGGTGAGTTCTTGTTGCTCTGCAATATCAGCGTTAATTTGCGCTAATTCGCCATTTTGCTGCATTTGCAACAATTCTAGCTGTGCTTTAGCTTTTTGCTCTGGGTCAGGAAAGAATTTATCAATTAGCTTGCCGCCAATATCTAGTAATGCGCCTATTTAAAAAGCTCCTAAAACAAATTTAAGCCACAAAGTAACAATTAATGCAGCAACAAAACACCATACTTGAACCCGTCTAACTGCTTTTAAATCATGTTGGAATTCTTCATTGTCTTTGCGTTGCATATTTTCTATATCTAACTTTATCTTTAGCACCGCTTCCCACTCTTTTGCACCGTACTTTTTTACAAAGTCTATTTTTAATCTTGCTTCTTCATCACTTATTTGTTTTTTGTGTTTCCAGGAGTCTAAAGCCTTAATTAATGCCCGTTCCTTTTTTACTTCTGCTTCTCGTCTTAGTCTGAGTCTTTCGTTGGCTTGCTTTTGGGCGACATCCAGTCCATCTTGCTGTATGCTTTCAATAGACTTAGATAGGCTTTTACTTGCATCTCTGCTTGCGTCAAGACTTCCTGAAAGTCCTTTAATGCCTTCTGATATTCCGTAGTCCACATCATTTGCTAGTAAAGTAGTGTGAAATAAATCCAATAAAGGTAGACAGGGCAGATACCACCATCATTCCCACCCAAAACCCACCACGCCCTTTATTGGCAAGGGCTAAAAGTTCTTCCATACCTTCTTCTAACTTATCAACTTTAGAAGTCAGTTGGTCAACCTTTTCCCAAAGCTGTCCATATTTAACTGGGTCAATTTCAAAAGACATACTAGCCGACTAACGCTTTTACTTCGTCTTGGGTTAAACCTAATGCGGCTAGTTTAGCTAATGCAGAAGTCCTAGTATCAATGATTGTTTGTGCATCAGCTTCAGCTTGTGCAGTTACCGCTTGTAGGTCATAAGCTACTTCATTGCCGTTAGCATCGTAAGCAGTATCTTCTACTGTGCGTACTACATTAGGGTAAAGTTTATGGATTGCTTCTTTAATGTTAATCATCCTGCAATCTCCAAAAGAGTAATTGTTGATGGTGCAGATGAACCATACCATTGAACAGAAACAACAGCATTTGCGGCTTCACCTTGTGCAAATTGAGTTTTATAAGTAACTGAAGATGTTGATGCTGGACTATCTAAATATGTGTATGAAGTGCTAAAAGCTAATCTTTGTGCTACTGCTGAATAACCAAGTGAATGATTAAATGCAACAATTTGACTTCCATTTCGGCAAATATTTAATTTGATACAATTTTCGGTGCTAGTGGCACTTTTATAACATTCAGGATGATTTACTATTACTAAAATTTTGCTTGTTGTAAATTTAGGTGTAATAGAAGCAGTTAAACCAGTATCGGCAAATGTCAAAGTTGAATTTGTAACTTCAGTTCCATAACTTCCTTGAACCACTTGCAAAACACATCCAGCACTAGCTTGTGTAGTAGCGTTGTTAAATGTAAGACCATTAGTCCCATCAATAATCATACTCATGCTAGTTGCTCCTGTGTAGGTCTAGCTAAAGTAGGATGTTCCCACTTGGCTATATAGTCACCTTTGCCGTCTGAATCGTTTTGTAGTGTAATTGTTCCTCTACGGCTAAAATCTTCATTTGTCAAAGAAGGGTACAAAGTTATAATTTTTTCGTATAAATTCATTATGCAGTCCTTACCAAATACCCAGCAAAACGAGTATTAGAATCGTAATCAATATTTCCGCCTGAACCTTGAACTACTTGAATAAAAAAATAATCTGATGTGCCATTGGCATATACAAAATTGTTGGCAGTTAAACTAAAAGTAGCAGATGTTTGTATGTCATAACCCAATGCACCACTTGAATTTTTAACAACATAACAATAGGTTTCTCCATTAATAGGTGCATTTGAAGAAGTAAAAGAAAGCCAATAATAACCAGCCACATTAGGAGCAAAACAATAAGATGGTGTAGAAATACCGTTTAAAGTTACTGTGCTACCAGTATTATTAAAACATCCACCAGTATCAAAAGATTCTACGCTAAATTGAACTTTTGTAACTGTATTATTACTAACTGTTTGTTTTCCTACTGCCACATTTGCCGCAAACGCTGGCATATTACCGCTAACCATAACAGTACCAGTAACATTAGGTACAGTTTGGGTATAAGTTCCAGCCTGTGTTGTAAACGCTAGGTTTCCAGTAGTATCACCAGCTATTGCTATTGCTGTGCCTGCCGATGTACCAGCCGATATAGTAGATGCCATTATGCTTGCTCCTGTAAGGCATTTAAGCCATCAATACATTCTTGTTCTGTCGGTTTAGCATATTGCTCGTCATGGATTACAAGGTTTGCATAAACTTTGTTTGATGGGTCAGACCAGCCGAACCATTGACCAGTATGTAATGAAACTAAATAATCTTCAATATGGTCAGGTTTACCAGTAAATTTATCAATCATTGTGCTTCTCCAATACGAATAAATCTCATGCCTGTTTGTTCTCCGCTTGTTGTGCCATTAATTGTTGTGGTAGCATTTCCAGTATCAATTCTAAATCTAACTTTTATATTTGCGGTGCTTGTTACATTGACAAAACCTGTTGTAACTTGGTGCATATAAGCAGTATTAGCCCAAATTCCTTGATAACCTTCTGCGATTGTGTAACCAAAAGTTGAGCCGCCATCGGTAGATAAATAGATTCCACCTCCAACATAAGGGCTTGTGTTACCACCAACTCCATAAACTGTAAAACTGACTTGATACATCCCTGTTGTTGGAAATGTAAATATGCCACTTGATTGTGTCATTCCTGAACCAATAGGCTTAAAATAAGCAGTAACTGTATTTCTTGCTAAATTTGTTGTTAATGTATTTGCACCTGAACTTGCGGCAAACGATGTAGTTAATAACCACCAATCTACTTGTGGTGAACCGCTTGTAGTTAAAGCTACTGTGCCTGTGCTTGCTGGTAGCGTAAGCGTATTAGTACCAGCTACGGCTGGGGCAGATAGCGTTATTGCACCGCTTGTATCGCCTGAAATTACGACTGAGGACATATTGTTTTCCTTTAATTTCGTCTATTTTACAAGATTACCCAGCGACTTGTGCTAGAAACTGTAACTGTAACACCTGAGTTAATAGTAATTTCTCCTACGCTTTCTGCTGATTTAGTAGCAGGAATTGTATAGTTTGTAGTAACTACTCTTGAGTTTTCAACAAATACAGCATCGCCACCACCACCTGTAGCACCACCACCTAATTGACCCCATACGCCATTTGCATAGCCTTCAAACTGGTTATTGTCGGTGTTATAACGAATTTGACCAGCAACAGGGCTTGCAGGGCGCTGTGCAGTTGTGCCTTTAGCAATTAATACATAGCCTGTGCCTTGAAATGTGCCATTACCTGTAACAGTTAAATTACCTGTAATTGTAGGGCTAACTAATAATGCAGCTAATTGGCTAAATTCTACTGAATCGCCTGCTACTGTACCTACTCCTAAACCTGTTAATTTGTTATTGCCCATTGCAATATTGCCAGTTACGGGTGTTTGACCATCAGCAGCAATAGATTGAGTTAAAGCAGAGGAAATATCAGTAAGGGTAGTATTTGCCCATGCTGAAGATATAGTTGTGCCTGTAACTACTGGATTACCAGCAGGTAGGCTATAGGTACCGCTTCCATTGCGTGACATAGTATTTTTTCCTTATTGCGCTGCTTGAGCCGTAGATTGCATTAATAGCATTTTAGCTAATTTTCTTTGATTTTCTGAAGTTAATGGCTTGCCTTGTATTCCAGCTTGTTCCATTAGTAACGCAGCTTGCTTAGGATTTGCCATAGTTTCAGCTAATTTCACAGCTAATTCTTTGTTTGCGTCACCATAAGCTAATTTGCCAACTCGTTGTGCTACGCTGCCAATTATTTGCCCGCCTGGTACACCTCTTAAAGCGTTAGGTATGCCAACTTGATTAGCCATATTTGAGTAAGCAAGTTTTTGTACTGTGTCAGAGCCTACGCCTTTACCTTCTTTTTCAGCAAAAGCAACTCTTTCCAAATCTTGTTTAATAGCTTCTAATCTATTAATTTGACGGTCAGTTAAAATGCCTTCTTTTTTAAGTGCTTCAAAATTGCGTGAAAATTGAGCAGAGTAAATCTTTTGAGTTTCAGGAGAAACAGACTTGTCAGCTAATTTAGCAATAGCGTCTAATTGGTCTATAGGCTTAGACGCTCTAGCAAATGTTTCTCTAGCCACTTTATATTCTGGACTAACTTGAGGGTTTTCAATAAAATCAAGCAGTCTACCTTTTGCGGCTTTTTTAGCTTTTAATTCAGCGTCAAGGCTAGGATTGTCAGTATTTTTTAATTTGCCTTTTAAAGCGTTAATTTGACTATCTAAAGCAAATTTAGTTTCATGCAAACCTCGCAATGAATTAGCAGGATTACCAATCTTTTTACCTTCATCTGCTGCGTTTTTACTAGCTTGAATCATTGCTGATTTAATAGATGGGGATGTTGTTAAGCCTCTAAACTCTGCTTGCAATTCAGGTGTTAATGAAGAAAAATCAACACCTTTTTGAAGTGCTGGCTCATACAAGTCATTGCCTAATTCTGTTCTTAATGCAGTATATTTTTGTGTTCTTGTAGGCGTAGCAATACCTTGCAAAGCATTGGTCCTAGCTTCAATGTTTTGCGCTTGTCTTTGCGCCATAATGTTTGTAGCCTCAGGGGAAGAAGCAGAAACAGCCCTTTGTGCAGCAGCAAGACTTGGTACGCCTGAAATTTCACCTAAAGTAGGTTGTACACCTTTTACTAATTGAGGTGCATTTCTAATGTTTTCAATAGCTTGAGGTGCCTGACCACCAGAAAATTCACGCAATGCACGACCTAAAATTGCGTTTTGACCACCTTCATAAAATGGCTCTAAAGCTGACTTAGCAGCGTTGTAGCCACCCTTAATTAAGCCACCTGCTGCGGGCAAAACACCACCTAAAGTTCCTTGAATAAATACATTTTGTGCTTTAGCGTCTTTAAATTGCTCAGGAGTTAAACCAGTTTCTTCTGGCGTTAAAAAGCCTGAAGTTATGCCACCTAATACACCACCACCAATTCTTTGAGTCATGCTAGGAATCATGCCAATAGGCCCTGCCATGAATGGTGACGCTTGGCCAACTGCGCTGCCAATTTGACTAACTGCACTACCCACATCGCCCATTTGAGCTTGTGTGCCCTTTTCAATTTGATTAATAGCGTTTACAGGAATGTCGCCTGCATTTGAGCCAAAATATTTGCCAACTAATTGTGCTAATCCTGCTGGTGCTTTAGCAACACCAGTAGCTACATTTATAGGCAAACTAACTGTACTTGTTAATGCTTCTTGTGCAGCTTTAGTCGCGCCTTTAGGTGCAGCACCATAAGAAGATGTAGTTAAAGGTATGCCCTCAGGAGAATATTGAATATCCTCTGCGCTTTGAGTGTACATATTGCCTTCTTCAGGCTTAGCATTAACCGCAGCCCTTGCTCTTGCAAGTGCCAATGCTCTTTGTTGCTCAAGGTTAAATTCAGCCATTTTTTTGCCTATTGAAATAATTTACGGTCTGCTGGTGGCATTGCGTTCCACTCTGCTTCTGTTACGCCAGTAGGTGGCCCTGCATTTTGTAATGACTTTGCTTGCCCTTGATAAGTTGGTATAGCACCTGGTACTGCTGTTGTACCAGTAGCTTTGCTTTCAATGTATTTGTTGTAAGCATTTAGCTTTCTAATAACAGTTGCGTCACCATCATAAATAGAAGGCAAAAAACGCATAATAATAGTTTTTTCAGAAGGAGTTTGTGCAGTACCAGCCCTTTCTTTAATAACTGCTGAAGCAGTATTAAATACATTTGACCTTGCTTCAACAGCACCTTCTGGCAATTTTGCGTTCATTCTTGATTGACCAAAATCACCACCTAATATTTCAGGTGCTGCGTATTTAGGGCCAAAATATTGCCTGTTTCCTTCAACACCTTTAATAGCATCATTAATAATTGATGTTTGTTGGTTTGTTTCTGTTATTTCTTTTTGTATGTGTGCTGGAAGTGGCGGCATTAAAGCACCTGTTGGCGTACCTGCTGCACCACCTTGACCTCCACCTATAGGTAAAAAAGTTTTTGTATTTGGGTTGTATTCAGCAAAACCACCTTGTACAGGTACAAGTTGACTTGCATGAGGCGCAAATACATGAGTTTTAGGAAGCACTTGCAATACTTTAGTTGGGTCATTTGGGTCACGAATTTCAATGTTTTTACCTGTATCAATTTGCAATGGGGCACGATATTTAGCGCCACCAGTAGCTAATTCAACAGGCGCACCACCACCAAGATTAGGCATTACAAATTTTTCGCCTTCTGCTAATTTCATGCCTTTCATTAACTCTTGAGCCAATGGTTGCAAATATTGATTTCCAGCAGCATATTTCATAGCTTCGCCACGAGTTGCAGGATTAGACATTAATTCTTGGAATTTTGTATATGCTTCAGCTTTTTGTCCACGCAACGCAGCAGCTAATTCAGTTTGTTTTGTGTCTAAATTGGCATTAGTTAATCCACCAATAGCAGCGTTAATCATAGGCAATGCGCTTTGCAATGCAGAAGGTTTAACATAATGCCCGCTAATCATTTGACCTTGTGGTTGGTTAAAAGCCTGCCCTGTTAGCAAATTAGCTAACTGACGCTGACGCTGTAAACCTAATACTTCTGGGTCTGTGCTTAGTAATTGTTGTTCTGTTAAATCTGCCATAATTATCCCTGCTTTAGTAAATTAGCTAATGAAGCCAAATCAAATGGCTTAGCATCTTGAATAGGTTGTTGTGGTTGATATGTAAAAGGGCTTTGATTGCCACGCACTACTGCACCTAATGCTTGACCTTGTGGATTAGCACCTTCTGCAAGTTTTCCTAAAGAATTAGAAAGACCTGAAGCTGAACCTTGTTTTAATAAATCAGAAAGATTTTTAGCCCGTTTTGCATTATTAATTACATCTGAAGCAGAAATTCCTGTACTAGGTACAGTACCAGCAATTCCACTAGCACCTGCTGGTATAGCTGCGCCAGAAGCATTTAAAGCAAACTGTCCAGGTGCTGCTGCCATGTAAGTTTGACCAATAGTTGTGCCTAAAGTACCGTCACCAACCATAGTGCCTGCGCCCATTGCGCCAGTTAATCCACTAGCATTAGTAATTGCGCCAGCACCAGGTATAGCACCAGAGCCTTCTAAAGGCGCAACAATAGACCCAAAATTACCTGCACCAGCGGGCGTTAAATTTGCAATATTTGTTGATGACCCTAATACTGCGTCTGCACCAGGAGTTGCTGTAACAGCAGTAGCTTCTCCAGCACTTGTAGCTGCCGATAATGCTGTTTCTGCTGCTGCATTTGCCGCTTCTGTAGCTGCTGCCTCACTTGCGCCTGCTGCTACTGCTTCTGAAAATGCTGTTTCTCCTGCTGCTGTTGCTGCTGCTTCAGCAGCGCCCATTTCGCTTGCTGTTAATGCGCCAGCCTCTAAAGCGCCTTCTGCTGCAAGAGAGCCACCAGCAGTAAAATATGCTGCTACTAATGCAGCGGGTAACGCCCAACCATAAGGCGTTAAATTAGTCATAAACTTATCTGTTGAAGCTAAAGCATCGCCAATAGCAGGGCCTGGGTCAATGGAAGCTAAAGCATCACCTAATCCAAAAGCATTGCCAATACCACCGCCACCACCAAAAGGTGTGCGTGTACCTGCAAAAGTCCAGCCAGAATGTTTGCTTTTAAACATAGTTATAAAGTAAACGCACTACCAGCAAAACTGCCACCAGCAGTAGGGCTAGTAAAATAATTGTTTGTAGCGGTATTGTAGCCATTGCTAAATAATCCACTTAATCCACTTGCAGCACTAGAAACAAGACCAGGATTAGCAGCAAGACCTAAAATACCAGCAGAGCCTAAACCATACAGTCCAGCAGTATTAGCTGTAGATTGTCCTAGTGCAGCATTTTGCGCTGCAATATTAGCGTTAGTTTGAGTGCCTAATGCACCCATGTAATCAGGGCCTGCAACAGCAGCTTGTTGCGGTGCATTAATAAAACTAGGTGTAGCTAAAGACTTAATTTGTCCAGCTTGTGTACCTTGTAATGATTGTGCTTGTAAACCAGTTTGCATACCACCAATTTGTGCGCTTGTTAACAAATCATTTTTACCTTGATTGTATGTACGCATTGCGTTGTCATAAGCAACTGTGCCAGGAACAATACCTTGATTAGCTAATGCAGCAGATTGTTGTTGGTCAGATTGTGCAATTTGTGGCTGTAATCTACGCATAATAGCGTCACTATAGTTTTCGCCAGGATTAATACCATACATTGGGCTTGCTTGGCTTTTTTGCAAATTTTGTAATGAAGATTGCGTAAGCGATTGTAATTCTGGGCTTAAAGACTGTGTAGCTGTCCATGTAGGATTGCCGTATTGGTCTGTTTGCTGTGAATAATTAAGGTTGCCGTAAGGGGTAACTTGATTTACACGATTAGCTTGCACAGCTTGTTGCGCGCCAGCAAGATTACCTAAAGTTTGGGCTTGTGCAGCACCAAAATAAGGACTTTGAGTGCCACCATACGGATTGGTCGTATTAGTGTTTGCACCTTGCGAAAATGTTGAACCTGCTCCCATTACCTTCTCCTATGCCCATTTACAATATTCTGGGCGCATCTCTAAAATGACCAAATCCCCATCGTCATGTGCGTCAGGGATAGTAGCAACATCTTTGAAACCAAGGTGTCGGTCTAGTTTTAGGGCTTTTGTATTACTCCCTGCAACTGTTCCAATTATAACCTTTAATTTCAAGGTGTTAAACGGATAATTAAAAACTTCTTTTAAAAAGTCTTTAGTTGCCCAATGCTGTCCTTCTGAACCTACATGAATCATGCAAGATTTGCCGTAAAAACCACAATAAACTACTACTGCCCTAACTTGTCCATCTAATACTTGACCTAAATAATGTGCATCTTGCGGAGTAGGCATTTTATGTTTAATAGCCCATTCTTTAAGAATTTGCTGATTAAGTAAAATCAAACTACCCCACCTGGTTCCATTACATAGTCAGTTGATGCCCAACGAAACTCAATACCTTGCGAGGCTACAGTCATATTAATTGACCCAGTAAAGCCTAATCCTGTTACACCTTGCCAGAATTTTGTAGTTACAAGACCACCACCCCAATTTTTATTATCCCATGTGGCAGAATCCCATTTACCCGTATTTATAATAGAAGGATTAAATGAAACTTGCCCAAGGTTATCTACAGGCTGAAAATCGGTGCTAATGTTGCATAAAACAGTTGGCAAGCCGTTATCTGTTTGCAGAATAGGGCGCACTAAAGTAAAGCGTTTTAACTGACCTGGCGTGTCAAAATAGCTATATGCTTGTTGCACAGCGCCAGTAATATTGTTTCCATTGTCTGAAAAACCATCATAAAAAGTGCCTACAAAGCCATCGCCACCAAAATGAATGTCATTATCTACTGAGTTTACAAAGCAATATGCTTGTATTCCTGTAAATCTAGCCCAAGCCTTAGTAATGGTGTGCATTACATATTGTTCCATCCCACCGCTTATTGGAATGTTTAAAATAAGCATATTTTCAGAAGCGTAATAAAGCACTTGCCAACCAAAATTAGCATAATAAGTAGTTGCAGCTTGACTTACAGCGTAGTAAATCTTGTCTGTAATATTAATTCTAGGGTCTAAACGGCTAGACTGTAATGCTGCTGCAAGTGGTACTAAACCATCTTGAGTAAGCAATAAAAGGTCGCCACCCCATTTTGTAAAGCATCTACGACTAAATGTTTGACCTAATTGCCAAACGCCTTTAAGTAACCATGTAGCTGCTGTAGTGGGGTCTGTACCGTTATATACAATGATTTCGCCCATAGATGTTACAAATACAGCATAGTCATCAGCACCTTGTCCAGCGTCAATAGTCCATGTGCCCATTGCTTGTAAATAGCCACCATTTCGGGCAATACCACCAAAATACAAAGGTGCAGCAACGCCAGCTATAGCATTTACATCTAAATACCAGCAAGCAAGAGTGTTTATCTGAGTAAAATATAAGCGATTTTTAAATAAATTTACATTAACAAATGTATTGCTATTTACGCCAGTAATGCCTAAAACAGTATAAGAGCCTGGCACAGTAGCATTAGCAGCAGGAGTTGTTGCCATTACATAAGTAAATGTACTTGCGCCTGTTTTAGTAATGACATAAGTGCCGTTATAATCGTTTGCAATAGCACCTGAAATAACAACTTCATTGCCTGTTACTAAATTATGTGGTGCAGCAGTAGTAAGTGTGGCTGTAGTTCCAACTCGGGTAATAGTGCTAATAGTTTGAGCGGTAGAAGTAGTTGCTAAAAAGAACCATCTTGTGCCGTCATAAACTACTACAGGGTCTTGGCCATTACAGGCAACAATCCAATTACCAGCAGAATTAGAAAAGTTTACAAACTGCATCTTAGAACTTGACAATCCATCAAATACTACAGTTGCGGTGCTTGTAGAGGCATCGTAAATTTTTGTGCCAGCAAAGGCAAATAACTTATAACTTGTGCCAACAGGGTAAGTAATTACAGTATTAACTGAGCCTGTAATTCCTGTTGATTTTTTGGTATAACCCTTACGCAACTGAATATCAGTAGGTGTAGGAAAAAAGTTAATCATTTGTACAGCATCCATAGGGTTCATTTCTGCAATAGAATCCCTAGCGTTCCAACCCCCTAAAGGCGCTGGTACAGAAGCAGTTTTAGCTGTGTTTTGTTTAGCTTTTTGTAATAGCATTACGAGCCATAGCCTGTATCTGGAATATTAGCGTAGCCAATAAGCACTTTGCTTGGATATGGTGCAAATGACAGATTAGGCGCGCCTTTGTCGTTAGCTTTAGCAATCGTTAATACACGCTGATAATCTTGAGAAACAACTGTAGTGTCAAAACCTTTAATGCCCCAATACTTCATTTTGGTAAACAAAACCATGGTGCGGTCATCTAAAACAGTTGTGTCTGTGTCAGCAGTAAAGCTGTTTTTAATTGCACCTGTTGCACTTCTTGCCCAACCTTTTGACCTATATTCCCAACCCAAATATTCTTGGGTATTCATAATAGGCCAAATACAAAATTGGTTGTCAAGAATACGCCAACGCACTCTTGGGCCTGTAGAAATATAACCTGATTTTAGCCATTGCCATTGTTGAGCATCTTCTGGCCCTAACATTTCCCAATGCTTGGATTTATCCCAATGGGTTCTGTTGGTCATTGTTTCAAAGTCAGCAGGCAAATCATAAGCAGTCTGGGCGCATACTACTGATTGCACGCCACTACCAGTTGCAATTTGACTCATAACTACTACTTTTGTAGTGTTATTTGCAGTTACAACATAAGTGTCTTGCGGAATGTTATAGCCTGATAATTGCCATTGGCTTGTAACATTGCTTAAATCTGTGCCTGCCGCAAAAGTTAATGTAGCAGAACCATTAACAGTTGTGGCATTAGCAGTTAAAGATTGTGTGTAAAAACGATACTGCACTTGGAGTGCTTGCCAATCATATTCTTTTAGCAAGTCATAACCAGCACCATTCATCAAAGCAAGAATTTGCTGCACATCTTGAGATTGGTTGCCAATTACAAAAGAAGGTACAGCCAAATTTAACTCGGCTGCAGTCTGTTGCACCATTTGAAGCATCGTTTGGGACATATTAAGCCTCTACTACTTTCGGTTTACGGGTTTTAGGAGTCTTTTCCGCAACCGCAACAAGTAGTGCATCCA